AAACAAGACGCAATCGCCTACGACCAACGTGGCGGATATATCAACCAAGCCGGTAAATATGTAGTAACCATTGAATCAGCAGTGTTTCACGTTGGCAATAACGCCAATGGCCGAAGCGAGAATCTGAAACTGTCTGTTATCGACAACCAAAAACGCAAAGCGACATTCTTCATCAACACCAGCTATTCAAACGGCGTACAAAATGAAGGCGGCTTGCGAACTGTAAGCGCAATCTTGGCTTGCTTGCGAGAACATGACAGCGGTGAGCCAACACCGGCACAGGTAAAAGAATACAACCGCGAAACACAGCAAGAAGAAGTAGTAATGCGTGATTGCTTTACCAAACTGCACGGCAAACAGCTTGGCATTGTCGTTCAGATGGTGCATGAAGATGGCCGCGAGAATCCGTCCCCTAACCTGTACAGCGTGTTTGAAGCCTCAAGTGAATTGACGGCGGGCGAAATCATGCGCGCCGAAACACGACCGGCACAGCTTGGCAAAATCATGGCTTATATCGCAAACAAACCGCTTGTAGATAAACGCAAAAACAGCCCTGTTCCACCTCAACCAACACGCCAACCAATGGCACAACCAACAACGCCAACCGTGCCGGTTGAAGATATTGATAGCGACATCCCATTTTAACCAAGCACAGGCCGTCTGAAGTTTGGACGGCCTACAAAAAGGACATTGTATGAACATCACACTTTACCAATGCGCCGCCGACGCACAGGAGGCTTTGGACTACCACTTTGATACAGAGGCGGAGCGAAATGACACGCTAGAGGCCGTTATCGGTCAATTTGATGTTAAAGCCCAATCCGTGATTGGCTACATCAAAAACCAAGAAGCAACGGCGGAAATGCTTGAAGAACATATCAAGCAAATGGGCGAGAAACTCAAGGTCATAAAGGCGCGTAATCAAAGCCTGAAAGACTACTTGGAACGCAATATGATTGCCGCTGGGATCAAAGAGATTAAAGCAGATGATGGCACTTTTAAAGCCTCATTCCGCAAATCCAAAGCGGTTGACGTTTTTGATGAAGCGCAAATTCCTGCTGAGTTTATGCGTGAGCGCGTAACTATCGTTCCCGACAAGACGGCAATCAAAAAAGCGATTGAAAGCGGTCAAGAAGTTGCAGGCGCGAAGATTGAAGAACGGTTGAATCTTCAGATTAAATAAACACCGATTTAAGGAGTAAAAAATGAGCTATTTAAAAGACGTAAAATATTCATTAAAAAATATTGATGAATTATGTGATAACGCATTAAAAGAAGATTACGACTATCCGTTCTACATAAAAGAAATACAAAGTATGGTAGGCGATGCAATTAGCGATTTTGAATCATTAATTTATGAATTAAAACTTGGCGAAGAAAAGTTAATCGAAGCCTCAAGAATCATTGAAGAATACCTTAATGGTAAGGATTAAAAAATGACTGAATATATTTTTAAAATTTCTGCCGATGACGTAGGAATTGATTTAGAAGCCCCCAACCATCGAGCAAGTGTATGGAGATAATGTACCTGAAACAATTGCTTACTTATCAGCGGCATTGGTGTCTATTTTTATTAACGATATTTCCAAGCATATCAAACAAAATCCAAAAGGTTTTATTGTTAGCGCTCAAACCATGATTAATAACTCAGCTTTTCATAAAAGGAAAAGCAAATTAACCAACCACAGGCAGACGTCCTAAAACGCCCGAGCCGTTGAGAGGACGGCCTCAACAAAAGGAAACGAGATGATAAAAGCAAGCGAAATGTTAGCCGCTCGCAAGGCGGCGAAGAAAGAACAAGCCGTCAAGAAATATGCACGAGACAACATCGGCAACCAACGCGCCGACCGCAACAAACTGGCAAATATTGCCGTAATACAAGTGCAAAACAAGCTGGCTTTGCGTAGCGGCGCACCTCAAGACTTAGACAGCAAGCTGACCGAAAACATTAAAAATCTCATGCACTATCAGGCGTTGGTTTACGAAAACGACCGAAGCAGTATGACCGTGTTTGAAAAACTTATCCGCGCCATGCGTGTTGTCGCTTGTATTTACTCAGACAACGACTTAAGCAAGACGACCAACGAAGCACAGGCGGCGATTGAGCAGTTGCAAGAATCAGCCGACCTATCGCCGAACCAACGCCGTGAGATTCTAAAGCCTGTTCTTCGTCTGACTGAATATCAGGAAGCATACGGCGAAATTATCCCAGAGCGTACCGTTTCAAAAATCGTCTTGTATTGTGCGAGCGTGCAAATCGCACTGTACACAGCGAGCCTATACACGCGCCCGAAACGTTACATTCAAGCCTTATTCGATATCATCAACGGCGAATCGTTACGCACGATTGCCAAGAAGATAAACGAGAAAGAAAACGTCTTGCGCGAAGAAGTATTAAACGCCGCTTGGCACTTCTTCCGCGTGGCAGAGTGTAACAGTGCTGTTCAGCCGGTTAACAGTATCCCCGAATTGCGACAAGACGGCTACAAGGTGCTGGCAGATTTTAACCGACTGAAAGATTTTATTCAGACGGCCATGCAAAAAAATCTGATCCCGTTTGAGCAAAACACGGGAATCAGCCTAATCAACTACAACCAATTCCGCAAAGACTTGGTACAAGCGGAAATTATTTAGGATTATCAAATGGATATTCAGGAAATCATCGAATGGTTTAAAGCGGCAAAGCCGAAGCCGACAACAGACGACATCGCCGTGCAGATAGGCTGTCATTTTGAAGAAATCGCAGAAATGCAAGAAGCTTTAATGCGTGGTACTCACTTAAGAAACCATATTGCAAATTACGCTGATAAATTCAAAACCAAAGAACAAACCGCCGTCCGAACCGTTGAATTTGTGAAAGAAAGCCAAAATCGAAGCACTGAACTGCTTGACGCGCTGTGCGACCAAATTGTAACCGCGATTGGCGTAGGATACATGATGGGCTTCGACATGGCGGGTGCACTGGACGAAGTGAATAAATCCAACTGGAGTAAATTTAAGGACGGCGTGCCGGTATTTGATGAAAACGGCAAAATCGCCAAGGCGGACGGCTACTTTAAGCCCGATTTGGCGAAGTTTTTAAATAGTAATAAGGAGTTATAAAGATGAAAATTGAAACACTGAAAACTACTATGCAGGAAGCTGAAAGATTCTTGAAACGCGCAGAGGCTTTACTTGAAAACTCAACAGAGAATGGGGAATTTAATTACTTCTGCTTCAACTATTCAAAAGATTCCGCTTCCGTAAAACGGGCAAGCCTTGATTTAACGCGGTCATTAGCCGATTTGCGACAAGGGCGATAATGCGCAGACGGCTGAATAACTACCAATCCGACAGGCGGCGGAAATACCGCCTGATGAAGATCAGAAAGGGAGGAAGATAATATGTACCTCACATCTCAAGAATGCGCCGACCTACTACACGTCAAACGAGCAACATTCGTCAATCAAACGTGCAAACAGGCAGGATTTCCGAAGCCTTTTGTTATCTCGCCGCGTAAATTCTTATGGCCGGAAGCAGAAGTACACGAATTTATCCGTCGCCACCGTCAGAAATAGAGAAACCGCCGTAACAGGCGGTTTTTTTAATCCAGTAAATCGGCAAGTTCCCCAATATCAGGGTTATAGTACACATTCAGCAATATGCGTAAATCCTTATGGCCGCTGATTTTAGCCAGTTGCATAGGCTCAACCTTAGCTGCCATTCGCGTCAGGGCTTTATGGCGCGTATCGTGAAAGTGGAAGCCATCAGCCCCATCAACCTTTGCCCTTGCACGTCTGAACATAACGTCAAGCGTGTGGGAGCTTATATCAAACACAGACCCACTCTCAGACCGTGGTAGTCTATCCAATATCGCCATAGCCTTTTTAGACAGCGGCACGTCTCGACTACTACCGTTTTTAGTCATTGGCAAATGCACCACGCGCCTACTCAAATGCACATCACGCCAAACCATGTTACAGATTTCCCCGGCACGCATTGCCGTCTCAATCGCAAACAAAACAGCCAATCCAATGCGCTGTTTTACCGTGATTATCGGCACGCCGTCAGCTACACCAAGCTCACGCACAACAGCCAAGACAATATCATCGGGCGGTATGTAGTTTCGCGCCTTGCCCTTACTAGGCCGTCTGATTTGCAATAGAGGATTTGACGGCAAAAGCCCCCATTCCTTGACCGCCATTTGACAGACGGCCGACAGTGTTTCAAGCTCACGTCTGACCGTTGCTTCCTGTACTTCTTTTTTGCGATTATCGCGCCATTGGGCAAAATGATGTGGGCGCAAATCGCTGACTTTTATATCTGCCAAATCGGATCGTAGCGCACGATTCAGACGGTATGTTTCTGCCCTATTGCCTCGCTTCGTGGGCGTGATTTCATCCCGGTATCTGGTCAGCAAATCGGCAAAATATAGGCTTTTTGGCGCATTACCCTGTACGCCGTCCAAGATTGCCGCTTCAGTCCGCGCCGCCCATGCCACGGCATCAGATTTCAGGGCAAATGTTTCAGACTTAGTAACGCCTTTCAGACGGACTTTAACGCGATATTTTCCGTTGCGCTTTTCGATGGTTGCCATTGGTATATTATTGGGACGGTGAGGGGACACGCCATTATATGTTATAATCAATCCTAATCAATCATAAAGGATTGAATGGTGCAGATATGAGATTGATTTATATGTATAATCTATCAAAATCAATCATAATCTACTATAATCAATTTGCTGTTTTATTGCACTCCGTCCGCACCATACTCAAAATG